GTCCGTTACAAGCCGTGAGCTTCTGTGATTAGAGGTGCTGGGGTATATAGTGTCCTGTATTGTTCCGCAGCATGTATTGGTAAGTCCTTAATATGTAAGTAAAGTTCCAAAGTTCTAATGTTCTGCGGTTTTACTAGCTCGCAGAGGAGGGGAGGGACGCGAGGGGACGACCTCCTCTTTTGGTCACATTTAAGTTTAGGCCAAGCCAATCTTCGATTATTTAGAACACTACTACTACTACTATACTATATATAAATATATATAATAATAAGGAGGTTTTCTGGTATAACTCGATGTCGTCTAATCCTACGAAACCAAACGAAACCAAACAAAACCACAATGTCCTGTTCCCCATTTCACGTTTTGGAACATCGAGAACATTGCTGCGAAATCAATAACTTGGAAATACCCTGTTTAGAACACTACCAGAACAGCACACTTACACAATACGTATCTGTGTAACTATTTTAGAACAAAGCAAATAGAACACTTGGAACATTAGGTTTTAGAACATTAGAGGTGATGACACCATGTCATCAGCGCCGCCGGCCCAGCCGGCCCAGCTAGACGCTGGTATCAGCGGCACGCTGTCAGGTACTATCTCACTAAGGTCGTGGTTCAAACCAAGTGATGACATCATGTCATCAATCGGAAATTCTGGGCATCGACGCAAGCAAAGCGGTGCGGAGAGCTTAGGCAATACGCCGTTGGGAACTGGTATCGGAGAGGGAGCACAAGCAGCACGCCGGTGGGGACTGGTATCAAAGAGTACTTTCTTAAGGGCGAAAAAAAACCCCAGCCACCGAAGTGGCTGAGGCAATGCTTAACCACATCCGTGTGGCTAAGGGGCTAGTCAAGTACCGGGGTTGAAACCATTGCTGAGTCCAGACTACCTACACCATCATGGCCCGGGATGGGCGATGCTTGAGCGAATGCTCTAATGTCGCGGATACGATAGTGGATTGTATCCTCAGTAACCTCCTTCAGATAGATGTCTATCCTCCCACCGCCTCGCCGCTCTATTCGAGAAACGTTTTTAAATGAGGTGATGGTCTTGGAGAACAGGGCGTTAATACCGGATACTTGGATATAGATACTATAATAGGGATTGTTAATGCTTACTTTCATTATGTTGTACTCCTTCTATTAGTTTATAAAAGAACCAGCGCAGTAACCTGAGCTACTGCGCTGGTAATCCCTTACTTGCTTAGATGGTTACAATTAGGCCAGCCAAACTCCCCGTCTGACTGTTCGAAGATTGCTCGCATCACTTCGCAATCCCGTGCTGCCCGTTGTGCCTCTAAGATGTCAGTAGTGGCAACAAAATCCATTGCCACTAAGACCATGATGCCGCCACTAATGCCGGCAAGGAGGTAGGCGATCCGTGCCCACCATTGTCCATTACGCTCTCGCCTATTCATCTAGTGCTGCTCGATGAAACGCTACAGTAAGCTGGCGATCCTGCTCCTTGTCCCTGTTGACTATTCGGCGTGCTTCCCTCCTCGCCTCCTTCCGTGCCTTCCGTGCCTCAATGTCCCTCTTAAGGTGTGACAGTTCAAAGCTGTTTTTAGTAGCCATGAATATATACCTCTCGGTCGAAGTTAAAAAAAATGGGGACACCCTAGAATGTCCCCACAAAATCGAACAGAGTAAGAAGTTACTTACTTGTCGGACTTCGACTTCTTACTGGCCTGCTTAGGCTTAGGCAACCATCCGCGCAATGTATGGATTGCGTCGTCTGATATTTTCAAACAGACCCTATCTGTCGTGTCAGCAACATCGTCCGATATACGCTTCGTTATGACCTTTTGACGGGACATGTGAAAAGCGATATACATGGACGCTTGCTTGTGCGCGATAGACGGGGGGGCCGTATTGCGCGGCCCTGCTGGTCCGTTTGTGCCTGTGGGAATCTGTACCAGATTACCAGCGGGGGATTCGTGAAGCGGATTAGGCTTCAATTCACCGAGATAGTCGATGTAGCCATCGACAAGCCTTCCTAAAGGCTTAACTAACGCGGTGTTCCTCCACTGCTTGATAGACTTCGTCATCTTAGGGATAACGATCTCGATGCCGTCTGAATCCGTAACAGTCCGCACGTCCCGAGTTACCTCGTGATCCTGCTTGTATTTCGGACTCATGACTTCGTCTACAAGTTCCTTGCCTGACTCCCTAGTAAAACGGGGAATCAGCACCTTGAGAACTAACGCCATACCTCCCTCGCTATTTATTCCCTTGAGCTGTGAAGGGACAAGTTTCTTGCCCCTATACATTCCGAAGAGAATAGATTGCTCCGCAGCTAAGCTATCATGCGCGTCTAGGACGCGGCCAGATTGCTCAGTGATTGCAGTACTAAGACGTAATGGTCGAACTACTAAAGGTTTAGTTTTCATAAGCATGGCCCTCCAAGGGCCAGATTGGTTTAGTTAACGTTAACTACACCAAACAAAGACAACCCTAGTTCAGGAGTACCGAACTAAGACGGGAGTCTCTGTTCGATGGTTGTAATTAGACCATAGGTAGAATCTAAAGCCATCCTTTAAGTGATTAATTGTTAGTTTATTTACTTGATTGTTATTGATTGTTATCAGCTATCGGGGGTCGGAGCTGGTATCGGAAGGGGTCAGGTGTCCCTTTATATGCGAGGGTCGGGCCAGACCCACCCGCCCCCACCCCCCCGCTTTCAGGGATTTTTACAGTCAACCTCTAGTAATACTATTTCAGAGGAAAGATTGCGTATTTTTTTCGTTTTGGAGTATTTTTTTATTTTTTCCAATTTTTCGAAATTAAAAAGTGGTAGCTACTATTTTTTCAAACCACCATAAATCTTCCACAGTCCCCGTTATACGCAGGGTGCGCAAATGCGCGGTTTTTACGTAAACTCGCGGTTTTTGTGTTATGTGGTGTACCAGAGCCTGTTCTAGTAAGGGTTGGTGTGACTCCAAACCTACGGGTTTAGGCCACCCCCCATAAATCCCACCATAAACCCCTCACAGCCCCCGTTATACGTAGGGTGCAGACTTGCAGGGTTTTTTACACGCACTTTTTATTTTTGCGTGTACTTGTTGTACCAGAGTCTGTTCTGGTAAGGGGCATATCCGCTTTTCCGTTTTCTTCCGTTTTTACGTTTTGTGGCAAAGTGGAAATTCTGAAGAAGCCCATGAACCGTGAGTTGTGACAGTTGTGACAGTTATTCAGTATTTCTTTGATTTCTGTAAGCCAGAGCGTTGTAGCAGAGTCTGTTCTGGTAAGAGGCGTACTCGGTTTCTCGGTTTCGTTTAGAACAAAGCAAACGAAACCTAGAAGAAGCCCATGAACCGTGGGTTGTACGGGTTTTGTAGGTTTTGTAGGTACCCCCCCGGACTGAAGTGTCCCAGAGCGTTGTACCAAAGTCTGTTGTGGTAGCCCACACAATAGCCTATTTCCCTCTGCGTTCCCTCTGCGTTCCCTCTGCGCGCCCCACTTCGGAGTCCCAGCTTCCTTGTAAAACAAATTTTTGTCCCATATACTCCACAAAATCAGCTAGTTATGGCTTGCGAAAATGACTATAGAAGTCTCCCCTGAACTGGGCGTTCCTCTTTTGCCCGCTGAATCCTATATGGATTTGCGTGCCCGCGCAGAAGCTGCGTGTAATACGGCCCTCCTGTTGGAGGAACACGGTCTGGACACTACTCCTGACGATGTGGATAACGATATTGCCTCCACACTGGTGGCGTCTTACGCCGCAAATCCTCAGAAAGCCTCCAAGAAAGTTTCTAATAGCCGGATGGCAGCCATGACCCCTGCGGCTTTGATGCAGACCCACGCTATTCTCAGGGATTTCGGGCATTTGGTGGCTACCCGTGCGGCTGAAATCCGTCATCTGGTGACTAATAAGCTGATTAACGAGACTGAAAACCCTGATGCACGAGTACGAATTCAGGCTTTGGTAAATCTGGGGAAGATGACAGAGGTGGGGTTGTTCACTGACCGCAAGGAAATCACTGTGACCCACCAGAATGCCGATGATTTACGGGAACAGCTACGCAAGAAGCTGGAAACCCTGAAGAAAAACGCCGAAGGGGTGTATGAAATAGAGGACATAGAGGATATAGAGAGTGGAGAGGAGGATGGCACAGACTGAAGTAGTGGGAGAGTGGGCCGTAGTTTCGACAGAAGTTCCGTTATTAACCAAGCAGGATGTAGCGAAGCATCGTATCCAGATTTGTGCAAAATGCCCCGAATTACGCCCAAAAGTACACCAATGCAAGCAATGTGGCTGCATAATGCCCTTGAAAGTACGTTTTATGGGCCAAAAATGCCCCCTTGGTAAGTGGGGGCCACGAAAATTTGTGGAACGTAGGCCAGCATGACCCAGACAGCGTCTCAATCCTTCACTCCCGCTGATATTCAGCTAATGCTGGACAATATTGACAGCTATACCCGTGAAGAACAGGAAGAAATCGACAAATTACTGGGGAAACTGGAGAAAACCCGCAAAACCGAGGCGGCTTACAACGATCTTATTGCGTTTTGCTGCTATATGCAGGCAGATTACAAGGTAGGGAGCCACCACCAGATACTCGGTGACCTCCTGATGGAGATAGAACAAGGGAAAGTAGGGGATGCTGAGGAAGGAAAAGACCGGATATGCGTAAATATCCCCCCTCGTCACGGTAAATCCCAGTTAGTGTCTATCTATTACCCCGCATGGTTTCTGGGGCGTAATCCTACAAAGAAGGTAATGATGGTGTCCCATACCACTGATTTGGCAGTAGATTTTGGTCGAAAGGTGCGTAACCTTATTTGCACCCCTGAATATCAGTCTGTTTTCCCCACAGTGAAACTGGCGGCTGACTCCAAGAGTGCGGGACGCTGGAACACCAATGTGGGCGGCGAGTACTACGCCTGTGGTATTGGCAGCTCCATCGCCGGACGGGGTGCTGATTTGCTGCTGGTGGATGACCCCCACTCCGAGCAGGACGTGTTAAGCGGTAACTTTGATATTTTTGATCGGGCCTATGAATGGTTCACCTACGGTGCCCGACCACGTCTGATGCCGGGGGGACGGGTGGCTATTATCCAGACCCGTTGGCATCTCGATGACCTGACCGGACGGGTAGTCCGCGATATGGCGCTAAATGAGCTATCTGACCAGTATGAGGTAGTGGAGTTCCCTGCGTTAATGGATGTGGAAAGGGACGGGGAAAGGGTCGAAAAAGCCCTATGGCCTGAGTTTTTTGACCTTAATGCGCTGCATAGAACCAAGGCTTCGATGCCTCTGTTCCAGTGGAATGCCCAGTATCAGCAGGAACCGACTGCGGAAGAATCAGCACTGGTCAAACGTGAGTGGTGGAAGGAATGGGAACAGGAGGAACCTCCTACTTGTGAATACATCATCATGTCACTGGACTCGGCGGCTGAGTCTCATAACCGTGCTGACTATACTGCCATTACCACATGGGGGGTGTTTCTGAATGAAGAAGAAGGTAATCACAACATAATCCTGTTAAACGCTATTAAAACCCGTGTAGAATTTCCTGCGCTAAAGACGCTCGCTCTGGAAGAATATAATGAGTGGGAACCTGATTCTTTTATTGTTGAGAAGAAAAGTAGTGGCACGGCTCTTTATCAGGAGCTACGCAGGATGGGAGTTTTTGTACAAGAGTACACACCCCACAGGGGTTCAGGGGACAAAACTGCCCGTTTGAATTCTGTCGCGGATATCGTGCAGTCGGGATTGGTGTGGGTTCCACAGACCCGATGGGCAGAGGAAGTGGTGGAAGAAATTGCAGGGTTCCCGTTTATGCGTAATGATGACTTAGTGGATTCAACGGTAATGGCGCTTATGCGTTTCAGGCAGGGCGGCTTTATACGGTTACCGAGTGATGAAGCGGAAGAACCCCTGTTATTTAAACAACAGCACGGTGGTTACTATTGAGGACTGAATTATGGCTATAGAAAAAAGCATTGATGTTGGAGCACCATTTCTTCCCCTCGATGAAATCATGGAAGAAGCAGTGGAGATTGATATCGTTGAGCCTGAAATAGTGCCTATGGATGATGGGGGAGTGGAGATTACTCTAATTCCTGAAGGGGGGATGTCTATGGAACTAGCTGAAGCGCCCTTTGATGCCAACCTAGCGGAATATATGGACGATAGTGCTTTGGAGGCTTTGTCGGGGGAATTACTGGGGTATGTGGAATCTGACGTAAACAGCCGTAAGGATTGGGCAGATACGTTTGTTAAAGGTCTGGATGTTCTCGGTTTCAAATACGAAACACGATCTGACCCGTGGGAAAATGCCTGTGGTGTCTATTCAACAATTCTGGCTGAAGCAGCTATCCGATTTCAGGC